ATAAGATATGAATGATGAAATTGATTTAATGAAATATTTTTATAAAAAATTTAATGAATCTCCTTTAAACATAAACGTAGCTTCTCCCATTCACATAATCCTGACAAAATTGAAAAGGAATGTTCAAAAATTATTAACAATATAGTCATTTGAAACTCTCTCCATCATTTTATAAGATTTAATCACAATATATTGTTTCATTAACAAATACAAAACACAATATATAGATTTATAGAGAAGGAGAGATAACTATGAACCATTTTAATAAAACCTCTAGAGTAAAAGTTGATACTAGTCCCTTATTAGAAGCTTTTTCTCGAATTGTCCATATGAAGGATCAAAAACTTCTTCAAGAGAATGCCAATGTAGATGGACGTAGCCCTTGTGGATTGATGAACAAAATTGCAAGTGAGAGCACTAAATTTTTCAGTAAAGAATATCTGTTAAGTGACGAAGCAGCTATTGCTTTAAAGGAAAATATCATTTACCCTCACGACCTTGATTACTATCCGACAGGAACAACGACTTGTTGCCAAATTCCAATAGATGAATTATTAAAAAATGGCTTTAATTCAGGACATGGATTTATGAGGACACCTAGTGACATTACAAGTGCCCTTGCACTCACCACCATCATATTTCAATCTAATCAAAATATGCAGCATGGGGGGCAGTCTATTCCTTGCTTTGACTTTTCGCTTGCACCTTATGTTCGAAAAACCTTCGGTAAAATTAGAAAGAAAATCGTCCGTTATTTACCTACTACTCTTTCGCAAGAAGAACTAAATGCTATAGCATGGCAGGAAACCGAGGAAATAACCTTCCAAGCTTGTGAAGCCTTTATACATAATTTAAACAGTATGCACAGTCGCGGCGGAGGGCAAACCCCTTTTACTTCTATTAATTATGGAACAGACACTTCTCATGAAGGTAGAATGCTGATAAAAAACCTTTTGAAAGCTACTATTGCGGGATTAGGTCATGGAGAAACCCCCATTTTTCCTATACAAGTTTTTAAGCTTAAAAAAGGGGTTAATTTTAATAAGGAAGACCTCAACTATGACCTGTATCAGCTAGCACTGCAAACAACAGCAAAGAGGCTTTTCCCTAACTTTTCCTTTATTGATTCAAGCTTTAATTTGGATTATTACGACGCTCATAATCCAGAAACAGAGGCTGCCTATATGGGATGTAGAACTAGAGTTATGAGCAATAGACACGGAGATGAGACGAGCATTGGGAGAGGAAATCTTTCTTTTACAAGCATAAACTTAGTTAAACTAGCTCTATTATCTAAAAGTATTAAAGATTTCTTTGCAAGGTTAGAGTTCTATGTAGACATAGTAACTCGCCAATTATATGAAAGGTTTTTGTTTCAAGGAAACAAACAAGCATTAGATTTTAACTTCTTATATTCCCAAGGGGTGTGGCGCGGTGGTAAGTCACTGAAACCTGATAGTAAACTGCACGATATATTGAAACAAGGAACACTGTCTGTCGGATTTATAGGATTGGCTGAATGCTTGACTAGCTTGACTGGAAAGCATCACGGTGAGAGCACAAATTCTTGGAAGCTTGGAATGAAAATAATTTCATTTATGAGAGGAAAAATGGACAAAGCAAGTGAAATGTATGACTTAAATTTTACACTTATAGCTACTCCAGCAGAAGGGTTAAGCGGAAAATTCGTTAAAAATGATCAAGAATCCTTTGGCAAGTTAACCAATATAACCGATCGAGCCTATTACACGAATTCCTTTCACATCCCAGTCCATTATAGAATTAAAGCAATGGATAAAATTCGACTTGAAGGGCCCTTTCACGAGCTATGTAATGCAGGACATATTACGTATATCGAATTAGATGGAGATGTTCAACATAACCTATCCGCTTTAGATGATATTATCAAAGCGATGGCTGATCATCAAATCGGTTATGGTAGTATTAATCATCCTGTCGACCAATGTCAAGCTTGCGGCTATCAAGGGATTATTGAACATACATGTCCTAAGTGCCAAAACGGTAATCAGTCCCTTATCACGAGAATTAGAAGGATTACTGGTTATTTAGTTGGTGATATGGATAAATGGAATGATGCAAAAAAATCTGAAGAAAAAAGCCGTACAAAGCATGGGGTATAACAATGAAAATTATGAATATACTCCATGATTCCGTTGTAGATGGTGACGGCTTACGTACGGTCATTTTTTTCGCAGGCTGCCCACACCGCTGCCGAGGTTGCCACAACCCAAAAAGCTGGAATATTGAAAATGGAATAGACATGACCGCTTCCGAAGTAATTAATGAAGCATTAAACCCACTTACCCATATTACATTTAGTGGAGGCGAGCCATTTATGCAAGCAGAGGAAGGTAAAGAGGTTGCTAGAGCGCTAAAAGAAAAGGGTAAAAATATTTGGATTTATACAGGCTATACGTTAGCCGACATTCAAGAAAATGGTTCAGCATCACAATTAGAGCTTCTTTCATACTGTGATGTCCTTGTAGACGGTCTATTTATTGAATCTCAAAAAGATATCAGTATACCATTTAGAGGTAGTCGCAACCAAAAGATCCATTTTTTAAAAAGTCACTAATGATTCATGTGCCTGGGACAAAACCTATTGTTTCATACAGAAATGGTGTAAGGGGGGTACGTAATAAAAACAAAGGAAGAGACTAATATCTGAAAATTCTCTATGAATTTCTTAGACTAGCGAACAAAAGATACAGAGACTCCAGTGGGGTAAGGTGACCAAGCGAAAATATAACAGTTAGTTTGGCAGTACCTCACCGGACTGAACTAGACGCGGAGTGTCTTAAGAGCGAACATTCAAAGCGCCTTACTCTTCTATTCGGCTCCTCATTCATGCGATATGTCCCAACCTCTTCCAAATGGGTTTCTTTGCCGATTCAGAAAGAATAAAGCGATGCTTATGAATAATAACACTATAGGTACTATAAAGCTAATCATCATCACAAACATCATTTGCATACTTAATCCAAGCATAAATAAATGTATCCCAACAATTGGGCTAGCAAACAATAAAAAACTAGCATATTTAACGAGACTATGTTCTTTTAACCTTATGTGGAGAACCGTAAACAAAAGGCCTAAAAGTAAAACGCCCATGATTAAAATAATGAAAGCATGCATCTTTCAATCCCCTTATTTGAAATTTTCATTATGTTTCTTCTTTTATTTTTCAAGTTAAAAAAGCATGTTTATTCTTTCTTATTTTGTTCAAATTTAAAAATGAGATGATACAAAAGAGTAGTAAAGCCTCCCATAATCATTACCTTAATAGAAATATCTGCTGTAAACATTCCTTCTGTGAAAATAATCATATAGATAAACGAAAGAATGCCTCCAACCACTACAGTAATGAATAGCCTATTTTTATCAGAAACATTCTTTTTCTTTCTGACAATCCTCTCGAGGATTATAATAAGCACCACCGCTGCAATAACTCCAGGGGTCATAAATACAATAATAAAAACAAAATAAGTAAAAAAAGAAATAGCATTATTTAACATCACACCGATTAATGACAAAATAATGCTGGCAATCAAAATAGTCATAATCGCTGCCTTTATACGAACTAATGGCATGATTTCATCGATTAACCTATAAATATACATATAACCAGCCCTAAATAAATCTGATTTCATTTTAAATTATGAATATTATAGCATTAATCTCTTCTGTACGAAGCTATAAGTTTTAAGGAGTAAGTTTTCTCACTTCTTTTTATTAACTGAACATCTTACTCCATGTAACAGGACCGACCATTCCATCAATATCTATTTTATTTTTTCTCTGATATTCTCTAACAGCTTTTTCAGTTTGAGGACCGTAAATCCCATCTATTATAACACTTAGTTTACGCTGAACCTCTTTAACATCATCACCGCGCATCATTGGGCTTGTAATTCGTAGTAAGCGATTGTATTGAGGTTGATTAGAAGGTTTTTTGTTTAACTCTGCCCATGTTTTAGGTCCAACAATCCCATCTACAGTTAAACCTTTGTCACGCTGAAATGCTCGTACTGCTGCAAGTGTCTCAGCTCCAAAATCATTGTCAGTTCCGAATCTTGGTAAAGAATAGCCATTTATTATTAACAGATTTTGCAATTGTCCAACGGCTACTCCTTTTGAACCTCTTCGCAAGGTAGGAGTCGAGTTATCGACATGTGCATCGCCTGTTTTTGTTAGGTTTATCTTCTTACAGACAGTATTTAACCGCTGTCTTACTTTATTCATATCAATACCTGGGCATGAGGTATTAGCGCCTGAATACTCTTTGTGGCCTTTAACGTCTTTTATAGCTAATTTAAAGCGGCTTATATTAAGGTTAGCTCTTTCCTTCCATGATTTTTCTTGTTCTTCTGTAAATTCACCATTACCAACTAAGCAAATATGATAGGCATGAGTGTTGTGTCCGGATATTCCATTTGTAATAACATTCGGGTCATAACATAATTGCACGGTTCCATCTGGTAATATGATTTCATGATAGCCCCCTGTTTTCCATCCTAAACTCTTCCAACGACCATTCCAAAAAGAAAAATAGTCACCACTCGTTGTAGCAGAGTGATGACGAGCAATAGAGGTGATACGGGTTAATAACCTTTTTGAAGATCCACCATGAGTAAGGTTACGAATATCTTGTAACTTAATCATTTTTACTCCCCTTTGTTAAACCTTCTTTTAGTAATACTTCCTTTTGCTTATTCCCTTTCGCTGTAACGTAATTATTTTTAAACCACGCCCAAACAGACACAAAAAAAGCCAAACCATATGCAATTGTTTCATCATCAATCACGGGAATTGGCTGTAGTTCTTTATTAACTAATACAATATTCATCCATGTTATAACTAAAGCAATGGTTCTTACTATTGTTCCTTTATCCATTTTAAAACAAACACCTCTTCTAAAAGTTCGCATAAATAAGAGCAATTGCACCCCCAATAATTCCAGTGCAAGTTGCTCCTATAATGGCAGTCAATATCGTTCTCTTAATCCATTGAGTGTCATCAGCAATGCTGTCTAATGTTCTATTAATGACTGATATTTGCTCGTCATGCCTAATCGAAATAAGTTGTAGATTTTTTATATCTTTTTCAAGTGACTTCATATCATTTTTTATCTCAAAGAGTTCTTTTTGAACCGGATTAATCACCTTTTCTTTCTGCGGCATAATTTCCCTCCTTAAGGAACAAAAAGAGAGCCTTAATCGGCTCTCTCCGTTACGTCATCAAATTCTAAACGTTCAATAAACTTTTGTCTTGCTAATCCTGCTAAAGCTGTTAGATCTGAATTTGTTGCATATTCCTCCATGGTAGCAGATACACGCCCACTCGAATTAATTTCTCCAATTGAATCCGTTACATTAAACCTGATTCTAACTCCACTCACTTCACCGTTTCCATATGGGAAATCAACTCCTGTTACACGAAAATTTAAAGGTACAAGTTCTAACATCACTCATCATCTCCTTTGTTTTTGTTATTTTCATTTGCTAATTCAAATGCTTGAATCCATAAAAAATGAGCTACCGCATCTGATTCGGAAAGCTCTTTGTTATAATCCATCATCACTTCTTCTACTGTTTTTAAAGCCGGTTCTAAATTTTTACCTTCTAATACAAAAATTTCTTCCAGCAGCTCTTGCTGCTGCTTCTTAAATTCTTTTTTGTCCCCTACTAATTTAAAGCCACCACCTTCTGCTTGAACTAATTCACCATTCTCATCTAGCTCAGCAAAAGATTTTAGCAGTTCTAGCTCCTCATCTGCAAATAACTTATGTTGCTCTTGTAAAACCTTTACTATTCGCATTCGATGAACAGAATCCTTCCCTTTCAAATTCAGTTTCAATAAAAAATCTGCTGCCATTTTTATTTCTTTCTTTAGCATTTTAATCATGCATTCATCTCCCTTAATAGTTTTACTTCTTTTCTTAATAACTGATTTTCGACCTTTAATAAGCTAACCGCGTCTTTAACATCTTCCATGTCTGAGGAAAGCTCCTGTATAGCTTTGGTATTGTACATTAATAAATCATTAATCTTAATCATTTTTCCATCTTTTGTTGAAATAGCAGGACTATCTTCACTAATAACGCCAATTTGACAATTATCAAAAATACCATCTTCTAAGTCTGATTTCCAATCGTAATTCACAATAAAAAGATCGTTTACAACCTCTAAGCCAGAACCATAAAATGGTTTAATATTTTCTTTTAAGGAACGACTAGAAGAATTATTAAACGCTTGAGCTATCATAGGAACCAACGTTCCAGACAAATACCTTGTGGCGCGAACTTCCGTGTTACCTTGAACATAAGTAACTCCCCCACTACTAAAAAATCGTCCAGAAGTACCTGAGAAGAATTCAGCCGCTCTTATAGGTCGATAAGTAGGATTACCTGAGTTATCTAAAGTATTATTAGAAACTCTTAATTCTCCTGTTGAAACTCCTAAGTAAAGATGGGAACTATCCCCGTTTACCCTCATATCATTGACACGCAAGCTTCGCGCTTGTAACCCTCTTAAACTGGTATTACCACCGTTGTAACCTCTCTTATCTGTTATTCTAAGTTCATTATTAACACGGATAAAGGCATCATCTCCTTGAGCTTCTAAATCACCCAAAAAGCTAATGGCTTGCGCTTTACCACTGTTAATATCACCAGCACCATTTGTCATGTGTACAATCGGATCTCCACCAATAGACTTTTTAAATCGCAATCCACTTGATGAGTTGATTTCAGATGTACCATAGCTTAAAACTCCATCTGTATCATTAAAAGACGGGTTATCCTTCACCCAAAAGCGAAACTCATTTGTTCCAGATCTATTATTTTTCATCGGACGAATGTAAATACTCGCTAAAGAAGAATCGATAGTCGCTGTTTGATAAGCATCAATAACTACACGGTTATTATCTGATTTTAAAGCTACCACACCCGGTGTTGATTGAATAGTTAAACCACCCGCCGTGCTATAAGAAGTATCACGAAAAGCGATCGTACCTGAGGCTCCATCACCAACACCATCTGCATAAGTTGATATACCGAAATCACTAAAATAAAGTGAATGATTGCGGGTATTATTCCTTGCTCTGATATAGCCATTTTCAATACGAATATCAACATTGTTGTTAGACGTGCTTCCCATCCATGTACGAACGTAACGACCACTTGATTCAACATAGCCACCTTGGATGGTAGAGTTGTTGGATCCGTTTGTCGAGGTAATTACAGAGCCTGTAACATTAACACCTGTTATATCAATAGCTTTTAATGTACCAGTATTAATTTTATCAGCAGTAAGGCTTTGAATTTTTGCACTACTAATAGTACCATCCTCTATATGCACGTTCTGAATAATTGCATCTTTCAGATTAGCACTTGTAATTGCCGCATTTGCAATTGCTCCATTTCCAAATGTAACCGAATTTGCTGATAAATGATTAGCTGCTATAGCCCCATTTACAATAACATTGGTGTCAGCCTTTCTTCTTAATACAGGGTCTTGAAAATAATGTACGGGATTTCTACCGTTATTCATTACTCGTAGAAATAAACATGCGTATCTTGCACCTACAGGAGTAGCAAAACTTCCTTCCAACTTTTTCCATGAAGTTACTAAACCTGCAAACAGTCCTCCTCCGCCAAATTTTATAAAATTCCTATTAGCATCTAAGAACCGCATTTCTAGCCTTACATCATTCCAAGGAGATGTTCCTGCTGCACGAGCCCAAATAGAAAAGTAATATTCGTCTCCTTCCATAACTTCTAAATAGTGGTCTCCCCCTAAACCGAAGCGACCCTCAACGTTAGAATTTGTAGTTCTAAATTCTAATAGAGGTGCTCCCTCCACTCTTGAAGTTGTACTTCCATCTATTACTCTCCATTGTCCACGCTCTACAAAGTGTCCATCTAAACCTTGTTTAAAATCAGCATTTTGAATAAGATTACTAAAGTTACCTATACTTAATAGTCTTGTATCTATTTTCACTTGCTCAGGTGTTAGATTTAAAGCACTTACTATACCGTCCCTAGAAACTTTTAAATCAATTTGGTCAGCCATTGTAGTGATTTGACTCTCTGCTGTCGTCAGTCTTCCAGTTAATTGATTTACACTCGTCTGTGTAGCTCGCTGTGTGATAGCGTAGGCGTTTTGGTCGATAGCTGTTTCTGCTAGAGAAATGGTATGCAATAAAGCTGTAGAAGCTGTGCCACTCCCAATGTACTTAGTATGAGTGACCATTACATCATAATAGGAAGAGTGTCTATATAGCCTAATAGAAGGTCTACCGTTTTCATCTAAGAAAAATTCAGGATGATTAGAAGATGTACCATTTTCAAAAAGCTTTTCTAAAATCCAACCATTTCCTCCGTTACCACTACTATTATTAGCTCTAAAAATAGCTATTGCCGTTGTTTCTGTATTTGTTCCAACTGTTTTAGCTGTGACTTCGTAACTATATAGGTCACTTAATAATCCCCCATTTAGCTCTGTTAGATTAAGCGGATTATCGAGCCTAACTCTGTAAGATTGATTCCATTTGCCTGTTCTATTAAAATCACTTCTCAAATCACTTATTTGAGAAGAAAAACCGATTGAACTTAACTCTAAAGTTCCTACCCTATTTCTAACATGATTAATATCGCCATTTAAAGAAAGGATTTCTGTCTGCTCTGCTTTACCTGCAATAACTCCAGCTTGTACGATTAGTTCAGCTTCTACTTGTGTGATTTTATTATTAGTATTTTCATACTCAGATTTCAATCTGCTAACACTCGTACTAACCCCTTCTATATCTGTCGTTAAATCCACCACCGTGTTCTCAATAGAATTTAAATCACCTTCAACTCGATTAACGGTATCAATGGTTGTACTTAATGCTCCTTTCACAATATCTACCTGAGAGATTACAGTAATGATTTTCCCATCTTGTTCAACTAGTTGCTCAGTATTATCTTTGACTCTATCCAATAGTTCATTAGCTTGATTGCTAAGACTGTCCATACTATCTTCAACAAATGTTAAACGGCCATCTACATATCCAAGTCCTGCCTTATCTGCTAACTCCTGCATTAATGCTTTTTCCGTCTCCTGTATCTCTTGATCTGTATACACCTTAGCATCAGCCTTTAGTCGGTCCAGCACTTCCTGGCGTATGTTGTCAAAATCAACTCCATTACGACCAATAATATCGGCTGTTTCATGAAGTTCTCGCAGCTTTTCTGCTAATTCAGGACCAAACAAAATAGCATCAGTCATTATTCTTGCTGTTGTAGCCATAGATTCTTCACTAAAATCAGAAGGCGTACTATGAGTATTAATGGCTCTTACTTTGTAGTACCATTGCTGGTTTACTTCCACGTTATGAGTGGTACCATTTCCTTTTCCACGATATATTAAATGCTCTTCTCTTGGTATAAAACCTTTAACCCGAGATGCATAGAGCTCATAGGTATTTACATACAATTCTTCATTATAGCTCCACCAAATATTAATAGTATTATAGCTACCTTGAGACTCTTTTATAACAGGAGTTAATGGCTTAATATCTGGAAATCGTTCATTAGTAATTGGTTTTGCAGCTTTTTCCCATTTATTTCGATTAAGCTTATAATCATTTACTATTTCGTCTAATCGCTCATCATAACGGTCTATGGACAAAAAGTTACCTACCTCGACAACAGCAGTCTGAGCAATATCAAGTAAATCGTATTCTATCGCTATCACTCTAGCTTGAATTTCAATAGGTTTACTGAAGTTTCTATCAACAGCTCTTACCGTATCACCTAGAGAAACCTTCTCATGTTCGAAACCGGCATAGCGCTCTAAAAGCTCTACCTTTAGGCTATAATGGACTTCTGGTTTTTTTATCAGCTGCAATTGCTGCCAAGTGGCATCAAGGAGCTCACTCGGATTTTGGATGTCACTATTTTTCCAAACAGCTTCTCTATGAATGAGTTCACCATTGTAATACCGACCATACTGCTCTAAAGCAAGAGAGTCACCTACCCAAATTTGTCCTTTTGGTTTATTGTCTGGATCACCGTTAGCCTTTGACCATTCTATGTCTTTAAAGGTGACTCCTTCTTCTAATCCATCTTCATCCTGTCCTAATCCATATAAAGCAGTAACTGGATAGGATAGTACCTTTCTTTCTATTTCTTCAATATCATGATTGATTTCAAAACGTTTACCCGTGTCTTTGCCAAGTCTATTTACATGCTTTATTTTTCTAATAAAGGAGCGTCCTGTATCATCGAATTCAATGACATCCTTAAATTCTCCCCCCCACTTACTGAGGATAACCCTGATACCATTCATTACAGACTCATAATTAAGAAGGACTGAATGTCTGCCCCAATCACCTAAAGTCTCCGCTTGCCATCTAGTTTCTTTTAGAACATTCGACAAAGCTTCTTCAGCACTTTTATTTGATATATGAGTATCAACCAATACTTTTTCACTCAACTCTAAAAAACCCGGTTCACAAATGGCTGTTATTAATGGGCCCTGTTCATTATCCACTTCTTCTAACTCTTTAATGGAGTAAATCCTATAATCACTGTCTTTATCTTTAATAACAACTTGGTTCTCTTCAACAACAAACTGAGAAGATTCGTGAATCGCTTCTACTGTAAATTGAAGAGGGTGATTTGAGACCTGATTTAGTTCTTCTCTCACAAGAGCATTTACCAAGCCAGTTTCTGTCGTTAAAATCGTTAGTAAAACATCTTCCTTATTAAATATATATATATCAGCCACATTATCCTCCTCTCTTCACAAAAAATCTAATCATCATATTTAGAAATACCTTTCCGTATAATTAAGGAATGTCCTATGATTAGCTACTAAATGATTTAGACCTGGTGTTAACTCAAACCAATTCGAATGAATAGATAAAATGTATGGTTTATTTTCGCCATTTACTAAGACTTGTCTCTTTATTGAATTAATTTCTAACCGGTCATTTTCCTTAAAATGATAATGACAAATTAACTTTTCTGATTGATTTTTTTCTATAAAAAATTCCGATGTATCCTCTTTGAATATCGTTTGACTTGTCCAAGGCATACTTGCCTGCCCTAAAACTTTGTATCCAATATTTTGTCCACCAATCTCAATCTCTTGATGTGGACCAAAACGGTATCCTTCAGGCAAGTAAAATGTTACGGTACCTTTCGCAAATTGATAGTCTTCATTTAAATCCATCCCCCGGTAAATAGCTAAATAGTATCTTTCTGGATGATCCTTAAACACTAACGGCTTCGGCTGCTCATGGACAAGCCAATTTGATAAATCTTCTTTAATTGATTCAGGATTTTTCGTTAAAACAATTGGAACTTGTAAATCCATACCTAAAAATGACCTTTTCCTTATTCTATCACCACTAAATCCTTCACCAACCATATACTCAATCGGTGGTGTAGGAGGACGATACAACTCTTTCATAACTCTGATGTACTCTTTCTCTATACCATTAAATCTCATACATAAGCCCCCCTAACCACAGAAGTTCTCCTTTGTCTATTTTTAACTCTCTCTTGAAGCTGAGTAATATCCTCAACAATCTCAGTTGCTATTTTTTTCGCTCCAACATGAACATTAATAATAGCAGGCTGTTTTTGATCAGGTTGATCTTGTGAAGAATTCATTGTTTGGTGAGCATTAATAGGGTTATATCCAGAATTGCGCACTTGAGTAACAGGCACAGACAGTCCTTTTAATCCGGACATCAAATCCTGGACATTCGGCTTCATCCATTCGGTCATATCATTCGCCTTATTAAGCACACTTCTTTTTTCTTGTTCTACTCCTATTTCCCAGCCAAGCATCATGTTTTTTCCAATCATATCTCTCATCCATTTTGAAGGAGAGTTAATTCCTAATGCTTTACTAATAGTACCTTTAATATTACTAGCAATATTAGAGACTGTTTTTAACACAGAACCCACCTTTCCCGTAATTCCTCTTATCAAACCATCAATTATATTTTTCCCAATATCAAATAGATTAATATTTTTAAAGAAATCCATAATATTATTAAAAATATCGCTAGCAATATTTTTAATAGATTCCCAAACACCTTCCCAATCACCTTTAATTAAGGCCATGGCCATATTAATAATTCCCGCAATTACATCTATACCTGTTTTTATTACGGTTTTTATCCATTCCCATTGAACCTGCACGATTTTACTAATGAAAGGCCATATGAATTCGAAAACTGTCTTAATCATATTCATGGCTTTACTTACAATCGTCGTAATAACAGTTAAGCTAGCATCAATAAACTTCTTTATATTTTCCCATGCTTGATAAGCAAAATGGATGATGTCCTCACCATGCTTTTGCCACAGTTCCTTAACTGTTTCTGTTAGGTATAAAAATAATTCTAATAAATCTCCTAAAACCGTCCGTATAATTTCCTCGATTGTATTCCATGCTAAAATAACCTTCTCTAAAATAACCTCGCCATTTTCTTCCCAGAAGGCTTTTACCTTTTCTAAATTTTCAAAAATAAACTCCGTTATAATCGTCATTGTGTCCACAATGACCGTCTTTATAAATTCAAAAGTAAATGACAATATCTCCATTATCCATGCGCCATTTTCTTCCCA